AGTTACTATACTCTTTCCCTACACGACGCTCTTCCGATCTGGTTTTAAAAAAAGAAACGCAGGTGGTGCAGCAATTAACGCATCTGGCGGTACATACATATTTATGGCAGTAGCAGAATCACCTTTTAACTATAGCCTTGCGAGGTAACAATGTTTTTACTTAACAATAATCCTTTACCAGTAGGCGTAGCATTTACGCACAACGATATTCAGTATCCTGCTAACTGGCTACAACTATCAACGGCTGAAGAAAAGGCTGCAATTGGCATTACTGAGGAAGATGATCCTGCTACTTTTGATGATCGTTTTTACTGGTCAGCAGGTAATCCTAAAGACTTAGCAGTCATTAAAGCTAACCTAGTCAGTCAAGTTAAAGCTACTGCTGCATCGTTATTAACTCCAACGGATTGGAAGGTAGTTCGTTACGCTGAAACAGGTTTAGCAGTAGATTCAGCAACATCTACATATAGAACAGCAGTTCGTACAGCGTCTAATACTAACGAATCTGCTATCAATGCTTGCGTAACGGTTGACGAGATTGCTAATTTACAACTTACATGGCCTGAACTATGACGATTATCGTTGATGGTACAACTGGTGTAACTTTTCCTGCTGGTGGCGTAGGTAATCCGGCAGGTTCAGTAGTTGGAACTACTGATACGCAAACAGTATCAAATAAGACAATAGCAGCAGGTACTTTAGTTGCAGCAGGTACATCTACATTGGTTCCTTTAGACTTTACGTCAGGAACGCTAGTAACGACTCCTATAGCTGGTGGATTTGAGTACGATGGTAAGTTGCCTTACTTTACTCCTATTGCTACTCAGCGTGGAGCTATTCCAGCAGGTCAATTATTTAGATTAAATACTGCTGATCCTACTGGTCTTAGCTTGGCTGCTACTGCTCAACCTGTATTTAGTGCTGCTACCTCTACTGCTTCAGCTATTGTAGGAACTACTTTAACTGTAGGCGGTACTATAACTGGATCATTTGCTGTAGGTCAGGTTATTTCTGGTTCTGGTGTAGCTTCAGGAACGTATATAACAGCGTTAGGAACTGGAACTGGCGGGGCTGGTACATATACTGTAAGCGCATCTCAAACAGTAGTTAGTACGTCAATTCACGCAGCTAAAGGTGTTAGTTTATCTGCTAATACTATTTACGCTTTTGAAGCTCTTTATATGTTATCTAGAACTTCTGGTGCTGCTACAGGACATGGTATTTATACTGCTTTTGGTGGATCTGCTACGATAAATAATATTGCTTATTATGTAACGTCATTTGGTAGTGCATCAGGATTTAACCAAGTTGTAAGTAGTAACTTTGCAACTGGTGCAATTACTCAGACATCTGCTACTTTAGTAACTGGTAACTACACTGGTACTGTTTACGAGCCAATACAAATACGTGGGACTGTTTCAATTAACGCTGCTGGTACTTTTGTTCCATTACAGCAGACTAACAATGCGCCTGGCACTTCTGGATACGCAAATAACATAGGTTCATATTTTTATATATATCCAATTGGTACAGCAGGTTCTAACATAACAATAGGAAACTGGGTGTAATAATGTCTGACATCAACTTATCTGACGATCAAATAGAGAAGATTGCTGAACGTGCTGCTGAGGTAGCATTTAAAAAGATTTACGAAGAAGTCGGTAAGTCTGTTGTTAAAAAGATTTTCTGGATAGTTGGTGCTGGTGCATTATTCCTTTTAATGTGGTTAGGCTCTAACGGACAATTACCAAAATGATCGAAGTAGCAGTTGCCTTTGCTGCTGCGGAGGCTGCTGTAGCTGGAGTCAAGAAAGCCATCGCACTAGGTAAAGATATACAAGAGTGTTATCACGACATCTCTACATTCTTTGAAAAGCAAGCAGAGATTAAGACTGTTGCTGTCAGAGATACGGTAGCTAAGAAGAATCCTAATATAACGCTATCGCAAGCTACTAGACAAGCACTAGACGCTACTTTTGCATCACGTAAGCTGTATCGATTAGAAGTCGAATTACGTGAACTGCTTATCTACAACAATTCTGAGGAAACAGGGCTATACGAGGAGATGTGCGCTCGTAGAGACGCTATTGTTGCTGCTGCTAAGGAAGAAGCAGAAGAAGAAGCTAGATTAGAAAGAATGAGAATCCGTGAGATTGCTAGAAGGCGAGCAGAACGGATACAGTTATTTCAGAGTGTCATTGCAGCTATCTTAGGTACTGCTTGCGCTACAGCTATTATTTACGGTATTTGGACTATGTTTCATTGGAGAGATTTATGATTACTTTATTTTCTACGTTAATTTCGTTCCTAACTGGTGGCTTACCTAAGTTATTAGATTTTTTTCAAGATAAGTCTGATAAGAAGCACGAGTTGCAGTTAGCTCAAATGCAATTGGATCAGCAGTTCAGATCACAAGCAGCAGGTTTTCAAGCTCAGGAACGAGTTGAGGCTATCCACACAGAGCAGTTACAGATTGAGGCTAACGTACAAGAACGTCAGGCTTTGTATGCTCACGATATAGCTATCGGTCAAGGTGCTAGTCAGTGGGTAATTAACATGAGAGCTATTGTTCGTCCTGCTATTACGTTCGGTTTATTTGGATTGCTCGTATTTGTAGATATATTTGGCTTTTATTACGCTATCCATACTGGTGTAGCGTTTGACGCAGCAATGAATATCTTGTGGGATGACGAGACTCAGATCATTTGGTCTAGCGTTGTAGCGTTTTGGTTCGGTACACAAGCATTTAGTAAAAAATGAGAATGTCAGACAAAGCCAGAGTACAACTGGCACAGCACGAAGGTGTTAGAAAAAAGCCTTACCTAGATTCCGTACTCTTGTGGACTACTGGTGTAGGACATTTAATTGCACCAATAGAACAGCAAAGAATGACGTTAGAACAGCGTAAAGCAGCTCATGCAGCTCATAACTTACTTTGTCCAGTTGAATGGTTAAGGACTCTTACAGATGCCGAAGTGGATAAGATATTGCAGGATGATCTGGCTCGTTTTGAGCGAGGCGTATTACGTCTTTGCCCTAATAATCTTACTCAAGGGCGGTTTGACGCTTTGGTCAGCTTTGCTTTTAACGCAGGGTTAGGAGCATTACAGAAGTCTAGTATCCGCATGAGACATAATCGAGGTGACTTTGAAGGTGCAGCAAATGCTTTCATGTTGTATCGGTTTGCAGCAGGTAAGGAATTCAAAGGTTTAGTAAGGCGCAGGGAACATGAGAGAGCCAATTATAGGAGCTGATTATGAGATGGATTGTTATTTTATTACTTGCTAGTGTTGCAACCGCAGCAACTTTAGATGATAATGGCAACCTATTGTTATCGAAAGAAGAAGTAAATAACACTCGTGCGCTATACAACGAGCTAAATAGAGTCATTCAATATCAGCAATATCGTATTGAGCAACTAGAAAAGGCTGTTGAAGATGTCGAAAAAAGGAAGTGCCTCTAAGATTCCTGACGATTGTATGCCGATGTGTTTGACTTGTGCTTTCTTCAAGTCTGACAATAAAACTGAAATTGGCGAGTGTCATCGCTACCCTCCTATATCACTGCCTGAAGATGATGGCGGTCTTTCCTTTGCTTTTCCTATAACAGCCGCAGACGAGTGGTGCGGTGAGTTCATACGCTACGTTTCTTGAGGACTTATGAAACCTTCTACTACAGATGATGAGTTTATTGCTTTATGGAATAAATTTACTAGTGTCCAAGCACTTGCAAACCATCTACAGATAAATGTCCGAAATATTCAAATAAGAAGAAAACGAATAGAAGCCAAGCGAGGAATTAAGCTCGTAGCAACGGCTAAAAACAGCCCAGACGCTAAAATCTATTATCCTGAGAATGGAGTTAGGGCAACCACAGAAATCAGCTCAGGAGTCGTTTTAGTGGCTTCTGACTGCCATTACTGGCCTGGTCTTATTTCCACAGCTCACAGGGCTTTCGTAAAACTTACCAAAGAGTTAAAACCTAAGATTGTTGTCATTAACGGTGATGCTTTTGATGGTGCTTCCATTAGCCGTCATCCGGCTGGTGGTACGTGGCAGTCTTTACCCTCTGTAAAACAGGAATTAGAAGCTTGTCAGGATCGACTAGAGGAGATTCAGAAGGCTGCCAAAGGCGCACAATTACACTTCTGTTGGGGCAATCACGATTTACGTTTTAACGCTCGTTTACAGCAGCAGGTAGGTGATACGTTCAAAGGTGTGATGGGAATGAACTTATCAGAACATTTCCCATTGTGGCGATTCTCAATGTCGCTAATGATTAACGATCACACTATGATTAAGCATCGTTATCATAATGGCATCCATGCAATCTACAACAATATCTTAAAATCTGGTACTAGTATGATTACTGGTCATTTACACAGCCTTAAAATAACTCCGTGGACTGACTATAACGGTACTAGATATGGTATAGATACAGGTACATTATCACCAGTAGATGCTGACTCATTTACGTATTCGGAAGATGCGCCTAAGAATCACAGATCAGGATTCGCTATCCTCACATTTCACAATGGTAAGTTAATGCCACCTGAGTTATGTGAGGTTATAGACGAAGAAGAAGGATTGGTATATTTCAGAGGACAAGTTATTAGTGTTTAGACTCGTTGATTATTTCGTGCAGACGCTTAATCTCCATGCGTAGATGCCAGATAATCTCGTTTAAGTCTTTGACTGTTTTCTTTTCTTCTTTGTAGATTTCTTCAATAGTTTTCATGTATTTTTTTCCTTTAGTAAATCTTGAACAACATTTCCAACTTCAATTGGATGTGATGCCCATACAGCAGAACAAGCATCCATAATTTCCTCATCCGTAATACCTACCCATTCTTTCTTTGGTGGTGCGGTGTAGAGTGGCGGTTTAATATAAACAGTTGCTCCATTTACGTCATATTCCACAGGTTCAGGTTCAGGCTGCGCTAATCTGGCTTTGATTGCTTCAATTGCAATGTCATATCTGTTTTCAGAGTCATTCAATACATTGTGAAAAATATATCCTTTTGCATTTATCAACGCATCTAATGCTTGCTGTAATAGTTCTTTATCAGTCATTTTGCACATATCCTTTTCTTAGCTGCTTTTAGATCAGAGTCAAACCACCATTTAGCACAAGCATTATCTAGCTGTCTTGAACTTAATGCGCTTAGACCGTCCTGATAGCCACGTTGATATTCATATTCAATCTTGTCGTGGATAGCTAACGAAACGCCAATTAGCATCAAACACGATCCTAGTAAAAATAGTATCTTCATAAAAAAGCCTTTATCTCCTTAATTGACATACCAAACTTCTCGTGTATAGCAATAATCATATCTGCTGAAACTTTGTACTTACCTGTGCGAATCTTTGACAGAGTTGGTGTACTAAAGCCTATTTGCTTTGCTAACTGACGGTCGTTTTTTATGTCGTAAGTCTTTTGTAAGTAATCAAGCAATTTCATAGTTTTCCTTTTAAGTTGCAGGGTCACTACCGAGAGTGATGTCGAAGGAGACGGATAGCCCCTGCTGCCAGTGTTATTACGCCACCTCTGGCTGGGCTAAGGTACTTACTATCACCCTTATAAGCTCGTTTATCTTCCTATAAGGTATCTTACGTTAGCTTTCCCTAGCAGATCAAAATGGTACTGAGTCTAAATCGTCATCAATAAACTTTTCAGCCTTTGGTTGTTCGTCTTTTAGTTTAAATGAGCAACTCATAAACTTGCCTGACTTTCCTTCTTTTAACCATGCGCTAACCCAGATAGGATTACCGTCCATATCCTTACCATCTCCACGATAGTCTGGATGTTTGTCGGATTCTTTTTTGTCATTCTTGAACAGGGAAAAAGTACCTGGTTTAGCTTCAAATTTAGTTTGCATTATTTAGATTCTCCATTAGCTTCTTTTGCCATTAACTTAAGTGTTGACTTACATTTACTGCTTAACTGCGACCATACTGCTGTTGTTGCTGTTTCATCAAAGGTTTTTTGATCTCTTAAATCCCATGCCTCAAACGCAGCCCATTCATTACCAGCGTCAAACTGAGCTTGTATATGTGCAGCTAACTTATCTACCAAGCTACCTAAACGAGCGTCTAAGGCTTCTCTAGCACCATCTGTAGCTGATATAGTGGCTTTCTTTTCCTTGAGTGGCTCAGACGAATCCACAGAATCATGCTCTGAGACAGCAAGCGCAAGGCAAAGTAGGTAACGAGAAATATAGGTCAAGCTACCGCCTAGATTTTGAACTGGCTGACAGCCTTTTAATACTGCTGATTCCATAGGACAGCAGAACTTAATTGAGCTACCTGTTTTTACGTCAATAACATACATATTTGCCATGTCTCGATCAAACTGTAAGGAATAACAAAGACCATAAATATCAAATAAAGTATTAACTGCTGGCAAGAAGTCACCAAGCTCAAAGTAACGGTATCCTGCAAATTTATTGTGTCCTGACTTCTTTAGCTCCATGTTTTGCAGCTCTACACGGCACTTTTGTAACTTAGCGTAAACTTCAAAATTTTCCACATTTATCTCCTGAATTTAATCAAAACTTGAACATAATACCCACAACAACAGTACAGCAGCTACTAATAATAATTGGTGTTGATCTAAAAATTTGCTCATTCGTCATTCTCCATTTCGTTAGCCAGATCGTGTACTTCTCTAGGCGGTAGTGTCAATGCTCTGTAAGCCATCATTAAGACTTCACGTTCACTTTCTGATAACTCTCTACGTTCTAACTTATCTACCATCAGGCGCAGCACGTAGGTCATTTCTGCCATCATCCATTTATCAATCATGCCCATACTCCACAACGTGATTTGTAGCTCATATCTGACTCGTACTGAGCGATTCTTTCTGAATCCCACAGATCCATGTCATTTTCAATACGGTCACGTTCTATAGCTGCTTCCTCGTCACTCATGTAGTCAGCTAACTGGTTGCCCACCATATCTTCCAATTCACTGGTAAACATAATGTCTGCATTTGGCAAGTCAGGCATCTGTTCGTATTTGCTCATGTCCATTTTATTCTCCTTGTTTATTCGTCAATGCAAAATTGATCTGCCAAGCCGTTATCTATTATTTCTTTCGCCATTCCAATAGCGTTTTTGAGATCATCAGCAACAACGCCATAATCTGCGCCATTTGAAGAAACTAATGAATAACCAGATTCATCATTTAATATGAATAATGTAATTTTTTCCATTTGTTGCTCCTTCTGTTTGCGTTGTTGATGTACGAATCATAGTTCTTTCAGTAAACATGGTCAACAACTATTTATTAATAGAAACATAGAAATCAATAGAAATAATTTATAAGCAGAAATATAAAAAGTATGGCAAGCTATCCGTTCATTGGAGGTGACAATGATTAAAAAAATACTAATTTTGCTGTATTTGTCGGTATGTTTAGGGGTGTTTTTTGCTGTAATGATCTTTGGTACAGTAGTAATTTTGCAAACAATCTTTGGATAGGAGATAAAAATGAGAGATCCAGTATGGTTTAAAGAGTTTGAGCGTGAATATAACGAACGTGAGGAGCGTTTAGACGAGATACGTGAGAAAACTAAGGAGTTTAAGGAGCAGCTAGAGAAAACTAACTCGTTATGGCGTAAACGTAAGAATCTGGAGAAAGAAAATGGGTGACATCTTTCAGGAGATTCCTAAAGAAACGACTAGGAAGTACCAGATTTGCGTGAATTTCCTTAAGAATTACCCGTTAAATTCGGAACAGTACGCTGATCATTACGGAATGATGAACTTTAAGAACCTAGCGTTAATGCGGTGTGAGTTTGACGATATGTGTGAGGAGGGCTTGCTTAAAAAATACAATGGCAGCTATAGTCCTAGTCCACGTTTAAAAAACTCGTTGAAACTAGATGATATTGAGTACGTAAAGCCTCGTGAACCTAAACCGTTTACACCATTATCGTCTAAGTATTTCCTGCCGAAGGTATCACCAAGAGGTCAACAATTAAGAGAGTTCTGTCACATAGGGTTAAGCAATGGAGCAAAAGAAGAAGAAAGAAGAAACGATTTATCAGTTCTCAACGAAGTTATGTCCGAGCTGCAAACGTAGCAGGTCATTAATTCAGTTTAAGAGTAGTGATATTTGTAAGACTTGCAGAATACGAAATAAAGGTTTATAGTCCTATGGGAATGGCTAGGGAGTGCAACCCGAAAAGACGATTCGTTACCGTCCTGCCTTATCCCACCTACTGTAACGACTACCAATAACGTGAGGTATATATGATGCTGCGCCCAAGAAACTGGTCTGAATATCAACATTACAAAGACCGTAACCCACCGTGGATTAAATTACATCGTGATCTGTTAAATGATCGTGATTTTATGTGCTTGCCGCTTGCTAGCAAAGCGATAGCACCATTACTCTGGCTACTAGCATCTGAGTCCAAAACAGGTGATTTTAACGCTGATGTTGTCGAATTGACATTTAGGTTACGCATGACAACAAAAGAAGTCAATGACGGACTTAAACCTTTGATTAATAAAGGATTCTTTGTTCACGCTAGCGGAGTGCTAGCAGATTGCGAGCAACTTGCTATCCCAGAGACAGAGACAGAGACAGAGGGAGAGGCAGACGTTAAACCAAAAAAACCTAAAAAAGTAGAAACACCAGAAACCCAAATACCTGATGATTTTGTCGCTAATGCAACAGCTATTAATTTAGCTAAAGAACTAAATGTTTCATTAAGTGATGAGTTTCCTAAGTTTATAGATTTTCATAAAGCTAGAGGTAATTACTACAAAGATTGGGACGCTGCTTTACGTACATGGATTAGGAACGCAGTAAAGTTCAATAGACCGTTAGGTAAACAACCAACTTTTGACGGCAGACTGCGAGGTGCAAAATGAGAGATCCATTCATTATTGATGAGCCAACGTGCATATCGTTTTCTGGCGGTAGAACTTCAGCGTATATGCTTTGGAGAGTATTACAGTCTAATAACGGACTTCCAGATGAAGCGATTGTATGTTTTGCAAATACAGGAAAAGAGGACGAAGCTACATTAAAGTTTGTTAAGGATTGTCAGGATAACTGGAACGTAGATATACATTGGCTTGAGTATCTAACGGAAGATCCTAAGTTTAAGCGTGTTGACTTTTATTCGGCTAGTCGTAACGGTGAGCCTTTTGAGGACTTGATAAGAAAACGAACATATCTTCCTAATCCTGTTACTCGATTTTGCACTATTGAGTTAAAGATACGTACTATCCACAAATATCTAAAGTCTTTAGGATGGGAAGATCATAACGAAAATTGTGATTGGGTTGGCATTAGAGCTGACGAAATGCGTAGAGCTAGAAAGATGCTGCCTGAAAGAACTCCGTTAGTAGCAGCAGGAATTACCGTTCACGATGTTAATGAATTCTGGTCAAAACAACCATTTAACCTAGAGCTGACAACTTATAAAGGAAAAACATTAGCAGGAAATTGTGATCTTTGTTTTCTTAAGCCAGCTAATCAAGTTGCTACGTTAATTGCAGAAAAGCCAGAAAGAGGTATCTGGTGGGCAAAAATGGAATCCTTAGCTAAAGAAATAGCATCAAAGCCTAGCGGTGCAGTATTTAGAGCTGACAGACCATCTTACGCCTCAATGATTCAGTTTAGTGAAGATCAAATGAAGATGTTTGATCCTAACGAAGAAGGAATCTCATGCTTTTGTGGAGATTGATATGAGTGTAGATACATTGCTACAACGGCTAACGAAAGTTAAGGGTGGTAAAGGTAGGTGGACTGCTTGCTGCCCTTCTCACGAAGATCGTAGTCCTTCCTTAGCGATAAGAGAAACAGAAGATGGTCGTATTTTATTGAAATGTTTTGGTGGTTGCTCGGTACAGGAGATAGTTGGCTCTATCGGTATGGATATAGGCGAGTTATTCCCACCTGACGATAAGTTATCGCATCATAAGCCTAGAGTTAAAAATGCTTTTTACGCAACAGACTTACTTAGGGTTATTGAGTTTGAGTCCGTACTAGTATCTGTAGCTGCAAGTAACCTAGCTAACGGAGTTAAATTAACTGATAATGACAGATCACGTTTAAGACAAGCACAAGAACGGATCATTGAAGCAGCGAGGCATATAAGATGACTACAAACTTAGAATTAGTAGCAGTACAACTAGACGATGAGCGTAAAGCACGATTAGTTAAGTCACAGGATATTGATGTAGAAAAGTATCTAAAGAATAACGATGTAGGACAGAAGGTTCGCATAGTTTCAGATTGGCTTAGTGAGATAGAAGAAAGTTACATTAATCCACCAGTTAGCGATAATGCGACTATGCCGTTTACTAAGACGCATGGTGACTTTGCTTTTAGATTAGGCGAGGTAACTCTATACGCAGGTGGTAACGGTGGTGGTAAGTCTCTTATTACTGGTCAGATAGCGTTGCACTTGATTAAACAGAAACGCAAGTGCGTAGTGGCATCATTTGAGATGAAACCTACTAGCACTATTCGCAGGATGCTTAGACAGTTTTCTGGTGAGTTTATTGATGATCCGCTTACTAACGATAAAGAGAAATACATCAAAGGACTAACCAAGAGATTTAACCAGTTCGCAGGAGAGCATCTATACATTTACGATCAGCAAGGATCTACAACTCCAAAACAGACAATAGCTATGGCTAGATACTGCGCTGTAGAGTTAAGAGTTGAGCATATTTTTATTGA